TGTATTCTTCTTGATAAGCGTTAAGTTTAGCCGTGAGTTCTTGAACTGCGGTAGAGGGGCTACACTCCATAGTCTGACTAGTTAAGATTTGTTCGCCTTCCTCACCTACAATATCGAAGGTGAAATGTTGACTTAGATTGAGGGTTAATTCTGATTTTTGCGTGATTATTGCTTTCATATAATTCCTTTCTTAAAAAGTTGCTCCGTATGTTCCCCAAGTCGGTGAACCAGAAGGCCCAGCACTCGAACTGACATAAACGCTTGAGTAACCGCCTGTGCCTTTAGTATAACTGAAAGTTTTGTTTGTTTTGTGTTTACGCATAATGTAATAATTGAGTGACGCATCTTCAAAGTAAAAGTATTTGTACGTTCCGTCATCTGATACAGCAGATATTGAATATGCGTTTGTCGCTCTATCTGGTGTTGAAGTTACAGATATGTTCTCAATCGCTGATACAATGGCGTCTTGTTTAGTTTCAGTAGCCAAACCAGTTGTATTGACTCCTGAGGATATGGCTGCTGCTATAGCGTTGTAAAAGGATTTTCCATCAGACAATCGAACTGCAATAGGCTTGCGAGGATCAGTCGGGAACACAACGTCTTGCTTCTCAACATTTACTACCGCCTGAGAATTTATAACTGCATCTCTAATCGCTATTAAATCGTCTTGCAGTTCGCCAAAGTTAGTTACTTTAAGTTCTTTGGCTAAAGCAGCTTCTATATTAGCAACTGTGACCGTATCTAAGGGCTTGTGAGCGTTCTGCTCGATGATCGTGGCTAACTTATTACCTAAGTCATCTAAACCCTTCACAAAGGCATCTACGTTGGTTATAGCCACTTCTTTTTCGGTGTTTACTTGCACAGCACCAGACACTTCAAGCTTTTCAGGGTTGTTAGCCTGTTTAACTTGGAGTTCGCCAGTCAACGCTTCCTTTAGCCCCCCCATCTCGGTGATTAAAGCCTTTAGGGTGTCGAGCTGTTCCTCTAGGAGTAATTCCTGCCCCTTGTCCATAACTAGTCCTGCAATCGTTTACCAGAAGGAACTATGCTGCACTTGCAATTAGGGTGTAGGGGTGGGGTGGATATATCTGTATAGTCAATTGCCATTTGCGCGCCAGTATCAGTAGTCAGTACATCACCAACACCGAGGTAAGGTTTGCCAATCTCTTTTGTAGTCGCAGCCATAGTCTGACAGAAATCACACGCTCCAGGGTTGGTGAACCATTGCGTTTCAGAGTAGCCGTTCTCGAAATAAGTCTGCTGCGCTGCTAGGTTACTTGCCCGGCCACTTTCTGTCTTTGCAATACGTTCAGCTCGGTAGCCCCTAGCGTCAGAGTAAGTTTGTTCTACGCGCTTACTTAGTTTGTTTAAGCTTTCACCATTCGTCACGCCTTCGCCAATGGTCTTTTCAAGGGCTTTGATAGTATCGGTGTTATACACCCCGGCTATTTCTTTGATCTGCGCGGTGATCGTGTTACGCATTTCAGTTGTAACGGTTATCAGCTCGCCAGATATGAAGTTAGCAGCGTCAGCCAATTGCGCTTCCATAAGCTCAATTGCAACCGGGGTAAGTACGGCAGTCAGTTGCTCGCTTTCCTCTTTGACGTTAAACAGCCATTCCTCGTAAGCCTTTTTTGATCCACCCATTTTATCTATAACGTTCTTTTCTTGGATAGCAGCGAACTTATTTATAACGGTTTTCATTTTAGTGGCGTATATATCGTTCGTTTCGTATAAGCGTTTGCGATATGCCTCGTTCTTTTCCTGTTGGTTTTTGGCTATCTCGGTATTGGTAAGCTTCTTGGCCAACGTAACGCGTGCTGCCTTAGTAGGCTCTGGCTGCACTACGTTCTTTGGTTGGATGGTGTCGCCATCTGGGATCGGTTCGTAGCCCATCCTTGCACGAACTTCATTGACTGTGAGGGCAACGTTGACCAAATCTTTATTTTCTTTGTGTATAAACTCTTTGTCCTCTGGGATCGGGCTGGTGTGCGTAACTTTCGTGACACCGCTTGTGACTGCCCCTGCACGTGGCTGCATACCGATGATCGTTTCGTAAATGCGATCCAAGCGTTTCATCATCGGGTCGATCTTTTCTTTTGTGAATATCAGGTACAAGGCTTCAATACTCGCCCGACCAAACCCATTATCTTCTGAACCACCTAACAGCGGCTTTGGTACTTCCAACATCATCAACACATCTTCTTTTGCCATCTTGCGTGTGATCTCTTGGTCTACATCCTGCAATGTAGCGCCAACGGCCTTAAACTCGGCGTTGCCACCACGGATGAACGCAGTCTTACCAGCATTTTCTGGGCCTTCGTAGCCCTCACGCCATTGCTGTGCAAACTGCTTGAACGTTTCTTTGTCCATATCTGGTAATGAAACGATCCCTGATGGGCTGGCGTTATTACGCATATAGTTGAGTGTAAAGCTGGTGGTCGTCAATTCTATATCAACGTACTGGCTGGCACGTTCCAACACACTCATACCTCGCCATTCGTTGAATGGGTTTGGCTTCTTATCGTGGTATATTTCGTCAAGCTCAAATGCCACCTGTGTACCATCGTTCTTGTGCAGAATATAACCGATCAATTCACCGCCATATATCTTTAGCTCTACCTGTGCAGGGTTCAATAAATATATCTCTTTGACTTTGTTGCTGCTTTCACCCCTGGCTAGATACCAAAACGTTTCACCATATATTTCGGTAAGCATTCCGTATAAATGAATAAAGTCTGACGATGTGCGCTGTATAGGGTTCGGCGAGTTAAAGACTGCAAAGAATGGGTGGTTGGTGTATGGTTCGCCGTCTGGCCTTGTTATGATCGGCGTGTAATCGGATAGTGAAGCGCCAATCTTATCAATGGCTTTGTACGTGATGCCACGCACTTGATATTGCGGATTAAAGCCATTCCCTTTTGTATAATTGCGGACTACTTGACCTGTTGATAGTGGATTGCCTAAAGTAGACGAAAATAACGATTTGTACGCCTTACTCACCCTCTCTGTAAACTTCATATAAAGCCTTTCTTAAATGAGCTTCTAGAGCTTCTCACTCAAATTGTATCACATAAGGCTAATTCGCTACCACAATTCTTTTTCCGCCCTAGCTCTTGCTTGCTTCGCCTGTTCTATTGTTTCGTAATAACCAAGATACACAACCTTATAATCAATAGTTATCTGCGCTCGCCACACCTTTTTCTGGTTTGGTGTTGTCTTGTGGTATATCACACCACGAACACCGCTTTTTGACTTTCTTAGCAATCGGGTATTTCTCATTTGGTTTTCTTGTGTTTCCCACCTGACATTCCCAGGTTCATAGTTGCCGGCGTTGTCGATCCTGTCTAACGAATAGCCTTTGTCTGGCCTCTCGCCCACATCTTCTAAAAACTTAGTGAATGAGTTGCGCCATTGATCGCACACTTTAATGCCCCTTGCACCATAATACTTATATGATTTAACGTTGGGGTTGTAGCACCTGTATTTCATATCACGCCAAGCTTGATATTCTGGGCTGTGTGACTTGCCATGTTTTTCTTGTTTCATAATCACATTTTAACACATCTTTTGTGTTTAGAGATAAATATCGTCAAGCGACAATGTTTTTCCTTGGTGGTAAGCGATAATACAAGCGTCTGCAATATCAGGAGAACGGAAGCCACGTTTTTTATATTCCTGCTTGCCTTCCACCCGGCGTTTGCCCTTAACGTCTTGCGTCCAATTGCGTGTTGACAACTCCATCAATAGATCGCTGTGCATTGGCAACTCTATCTGATTAAGTATTTCGGCCATATTGAACCATGCCTCGCTAATCCAATTCGGGTATTTGTCTTTGTCTGCTGGCTCGCCACCGAAGTTGATTGCAATCACGTTATAGCCACGCTTCATCAGTTCATCAGTTACTCCGCCACCAACACCAGTATCATCTACCTTGATCTGCGCTTCCTTATCAAAGTCAGCAAATTGTTCTAGCCTATCGCATATCTCAGGCGTGCGTAGTTTCGTGTATGTTCTAAAGTCAGTTGATTTAAGCCCTTTGCGTTTCCAAAACACTGTACGATCATCACCCATGCGAGCAACGTCAACGCCGATAATAACCGCACCATCATCTTCAATCTCACGCCTCATAGCTTCTAGTATATTATCTCGGTTCAATATAGCCTTGTCAGACTGCGCCAGTGGTTCGCCCAACCATTTATGAGCATACAAACTAGGGTTCGCTTCGTCTGCTTGCATCTCAGTGATGATAGCGTCAGGCAATAAGTTTAGTTTGAGCAGCACATCAAAATTCACTTTGCGAGCGTATGTTTTGGGTGGTGGGTTCAATACGTATTTGACGAATACAGGATCAAGTTCGTTAAACCTATTAAACGTGTAGATAATCTGGCTGCCTGGTTTACGAATGGTCGGCGTGAGTATATTCATGCTGGCTTCAGTAATCGATTGAGCTTCTTCTACCCAACATACGTCAATGCCTTCAGTCGATTTGATTTCGTTAATGTTGTGGCGTAACCCTTTGAATAAGAATTCAGTGCCAGTTAATAAGTTAACAATCGTATCACGTTGCACCACGTACTCACCGAAGCCGTATTTCTCGATCAAATCAGATAACAACTTATGCACACTGTCTTTGATCGTGTTTTGTACTTCACGAGTACACAATATGCGCAACTTCTTGCCACGCCCACGAACTAATAATGATTGCGCAACAGCTTGTGACTTGCCACTAGCCCTGCCACCATAAAAGGCTAATGTGCGCCAATTAGGGTTGAATAACTCCTTAAACGGATAGAGTATTTCAACTTTGGTCTTGGTCGTTGTCTGATCCATCATCTCCCACGAATTCTACTAATGCGATATTCAATCCGCCTTCCATATTCATGTTCACATCTTGTTTAGGTTTACCTTCTAGCCGATCAAGTAGTGAGTCGTACGCTCTGGTATCACCTTTACGAGCTTTAATGATTTGAGCCAAATCCATTTGTTCTGCGATTGTGAACCCTTCTATTTCTTTAGTGACTGGGTTTTCCATATCCTCGGTAAGTTCAAGCAATCGTTTCAGCCTAGTTTTGCTATGTGGCACGCCCTTATTAGCCCCAGTAACGTTACGCCTAGGATCGTTGCCTTTCTTGAATGGTTTTAAGTTTTGTTCATTAGCCATAATTTTCTCACAGCTCCTTCACAGCTATTATAACATCTTTCTTATATTCCCAACTTGTAGTGATCCTATTGGTACTATCACTCCCTTTTAGCTTTTTCGCTATTTCTATCTTTGATTTGGATTTACTCCCTACTGCTGATCTGCCTTGCCTTTTCAATGCCCATTTTGATGATCGCCTGAAACTATTGATCAATGCTGGTGTAGTCGTGGTTATACTCACTCTGTAATCTTTTATGTACATTTCACATATTGCGTTCAGAAAAGTAGTTCCTATCCCTATGCCTTGGTAATCAGGCAATGTGACGATCCTTGAAATACGCTTCATGTTTTTGACTATGCCATGGGGTAGGTGTAATACTGCGCAGAATACTACTGGTTGATCATTCACATACCCTACATACTGATCTGCCGCATTGTTAATATCACCGTTCAGATAGTGATACTTGCTAAATAGGTTCCACTTTCCTTTTTCTTTTCGTATGTCAATTTTGATTTCAGGTCGTTTGTAGTTTTTTTTTGAGCCATTTTCATTTCGCTTGTATCAAATACCCAATCAGGTTCTAACCAATCGAGAATATCATAGTGACAAGATACAGCTATAAACTTCTTTCCTGACTTCCTGACAGCTTTTGCAATTGCTGCTGATCCTATTTGCGCTACATTTCTATCTACAACTGACGTATATTCATCAAATACAATGGTTTCCTGATCGGATAATATCGCATAGGCCAATTGAACACGCATCTTTTCACCGTTGGATAGCACGCTATAAGGCTTCAACCAACTAGGCGGAGATGAAAACCCAACGCTGTTGAATGTTTGCACAATCATATCAACGTCTTTGACCGGCATATCATCTAACACTGATTGATTAGTGAACTCAGGTTCAATGAAATAATCATCGCCAAATAATTCCTTTGCGATGGTGCTTTTGCCTGTTCCGCTAGTTCCTACAATAACGCCTATGTGCCAATCATCAGGGTATTCTATCGAACCAACGAAATGCTCTTGCGAATGTTCATCTGATAAATCAAACATTCCTTTGACTTTAGCAACTGAAAATGAATTGCTTACTTCTGATTTTCTTACAATGTCAAAATCTTGCATTCGTATCCTCTCGATTGTAATTCCTCGTAAACTTTTTGCATTTCATTATCATCATCAAAACGTATTTCCAATGCTTTGATATCGTCTAATTCTAAATCATCATCGTTTTCTTTGCTGTCAATCGGCAACACAAGTCCCCAATCATCAAGCAAATCAGTGTCCCATTCATTCATCAAAATATCCCAATCCCATTCGCCACCAGATACGTTATCTTTAACGATGAACTCACGCTGTTTTTCTATCGACCAATCGACTATTTTCACTGGTATGTCTTTCCAACCAGCTTCTTTCATAGCCCTGAACCGCATATTACCGCCTAAAATAATATGATCTTTGTTCAATACCACTTCTCGAACTTCTGCCATTTCTGGGAAATCCTTTAATGACTGCACTAATTTCTTGAACGCTTTGTCTTTGATGATCCTGGGATTATCGGGGTTGGGTTTTACTTGATCAACAGGTAATCTCATAATGTCCTTTCATTCTTGTATCATGCGCCACTTGCCAAGTTCCTTGAAAAACGTGGCGTTGCAAGTGCTGATATCTGATACTTGTATTATACCACTTTTGGTTCTGTGGCCTATATGCAAATCCATGTCGGCTACTTTGGGTGCGTCAATGCTCAAAAAGTAATTCACGTCTGGTCCCCAATGCTCATCTACCCAATAGCAGTTACCAGATAACCAGATATCTTTTGACGTAAGAAAACAGTACATTCCCATAGCGTCAACTTGCTTTAGGCCGCTATCAGTATAGTTAGCCGAGGCCATAAGGCTGCGATCCTCGTTAATATGCCACGCTCCTAGACAATACAAGCCATGCCTCCCGACTTGCACGCCAGAGTAAATACAGTCGGGGTCAGATATGTAATGCCCTAGTAAACGTTCTAAGGCGTTATGCGGTAGTACACTATCGCCCTCAACTTGCCAGACTACATCAGGGTCAAACTCACGAACCAGGTCGGCTAGTATTTGGTGATTGTCTGCTATGCGTTTCCTACGATCTTTAATCCCTTTGGCCGGGTCAAGGTCGGTATAGAATATCGTGTGATCGGGCTGGATAGATTGCCTGGCCACTTCATAACGTATGTGCTGTTCGTTCTCTACCTGGCCTACACATAAGATTTTCACAATACACTCCGTATCGCTTCCTGCCACCTTGGCAATAATGTTTTCCAACTTATCGTATCGGCTATGGCGTTCGCTCGGCGTGATTGCTCGGCTATATCTACGTTCCTGAACCATTCTAGCCTATCCTGCAACGCCCTAACGTTGGTTTCGTATATATCCACCCTAAAACGTGGGGCGAAGTGATCTGTGGCTTGTGCTGCGACCAACCATTCTCTAGGCAATATGTTGTCGTTAGGCTCGATATCTGGCATGATCACCGGCATACCTGAACTCAACGCTTCGTTTAGTGGCAAGCAGTTGCCTCCATACTTACGTGGCAATACGAATATATCCCCCAACTCATACAATCGTTTGTTATCCTGTATATCTGTATAAACTGTGCTGTAAGAATAGTTCCTGCGTAGTGTCCAGGCTAAATCTTTGTCTTGCGTAGTCACGATCCCACCGGGGCAAGCTCGCATGAACGTGTAAGTGCCGTTGCGATCATTGGCTGCTGGCTTACCAGTAAAATGGATAAAGTCTGCCCGACTGCGTTCTCTATAAGGGTATTCGTCACGATCAACAGGGTGGTGCAACTGCACAACTCTAGTCCCTCTGCTTTCGGCATGATCTGTGATCGTCTTTTGTAACCATACACTTGGCAAAATAATAAGATCAGGCATATCAAAGTTGGGATAAGCCATGTGATCGTAGAACTCTGGGTTCTCAACGCAGATCGTCTTTATACCTCGTCTGCGAGCTTCGGCGTATAGATTAAGGTTGTAAGGCGTTTCGGCTGTTAGAAGCACGTCTGTGTCATCGAGAATACGTTGTATATCATCTTCAGTAGGTATGCCTTGAATTGTGAAGTGCGCATTATACCAATCAGGATTTTGAGCGTTGCCGTTGAGTATGCTTAGATCAATAACCACTGTCTTGTTCGGCTTGAGCCATTTGTAATAATCCCTCGTCTGGTAGCCAAGCCCTGTTTGGTCTGCCCTAGCGAGTAACGTTAATCTCATACTAGCCCCCACGCCTCATCATCACTTGTAAACTTGCGGTTATCGCCTCGGCCATCAAGTGTGTACGAACGTTTTATGTTGTCAGGATCAGGGTAGTAAATCCATAACCTATGCTTGTACCAACCGATCATACCGTTTTCGTTATAATCCCCTGCGACTACCCCATGGAACGTGTCCTCAATAAAGAACTTTGGCAAGCAACTTGGTAGTACCACTTGATCGTAATAAAGCTTCGTTGTAAGGTGTGGCCTTTGACTCCATTGGATTGTTTTCATAAAGCCCTTTTTATGCCCCAACATTAGGTGATTGTGTTCTGTCGGGATTGTACCCTCGAAGTGAAAGCGTATCGTATTGGCTTCGCCTGAATATATGAAGTCTTTGCATTTCTCGAAGTTGATCTTGTGATCTGTGACCAATGGGCAATCACCTTCAACGTACAATAGCAACGGCGTTTTAACTTCGCTGATCGTAGCCCTCATCATATCTGTTTGGTGTGAATGCTCATCGAATATGAATGGCGTAACATTGGTGTATTCGTGCAAGCACTTCCAAAGTATGCGGTTCTTGTAAACATCGTAGTCAGCCTTGCGGTCTTGCTGTTCTTCTCGCAGCCCATCAATTTGCATGATAATGTCCGCTTTCGGTAAATGGTGGCGGATTGACGCTATCGTTTCATCAATAATAAACGTGTCAGGGTGGCTCGGCAGCACGCTAGTCGGGATTACTATTGTTATATCCTTATCCATATTGACTCACAATCTTATGCTTAAACTTACGTTTCCATTGTAAATACCAGGCTGTTTGATTGTGTATATTATGCGGGTAATCGTCTTGCAGATCGCCTACTATACCTGGTAAGGCGAACCAGTTTGTGCATTTGGGGAACGGCACGATATCCTCGAACAACCAATCCCAATACTCCATCGACTCGCCAGCTGGGGTTTTATTATCGGCTATCACCAGAGCCATGCACTCCAACGCCTCAAAGGTTCTGAAGCTGTCAGGTATTACCGCCCCTGATGGGCAAAGCGCAATCGTGGCCTTCGCCATGTCCTGATAATATTCCTTTGGCGATACGCCTTGCGTAAAGCCCTCGGTTTTGACGATCTTCACGTTCTGATAACGTGGGGCGATCAGTTCCATAGCTTCGACTAATTCCTCACGCCTGTTATGCGTTACTTGCCCTGCGAAGTATAAGCTATATTCCTTGGCACAATAGTCAGGTAAGTTTTCCCTCATGTGTTTGGGGTAGCCTGTACCGAGTTTGTTATAGTTATCGTGTTTGCCTATGTGTGGGTTTTGCACCCAAATATGAATGCTTGGGTGTTCGATCTTATCAATATCAAAGTCAGCTTCTTCATCGCCCATCAAGAATAAAACTACGTGGCTGATCTTATTCAGTTCCTTATTGACCTTACTTTCAAGCCCTGCATGGTGACGTGCCGGAATAACTACAACTGCCCGATCATAGCTCGGTAGCGTCTTGCAAGATATCATCTCAACGTCTAGTTCTTGTAGTGTGTCGTGTAGTAGCCCGAAGTCCCACTGATCGGATATGTTAGCCTTATCGTTTAGGGATAACAGGTAAGCTTTCATCTTGAGAAGTAATAGTGCTGTTCATGATCTTTAGATAAGAACTCGCCCTTATACCCTAAGCTTTCCATAAAATGAACTGTGTCGGTATCTTTAATGCCGTAGTTTTCTAGGCCGAGATCATCATGTATAGATACCCAAACCTTGAGCTTATTGTTTTTGAGCGTGTTGATTGCGCCCCTAAGTATTAAAAGCTCGCTACCTTCTG